ATTTCTAAAGTTAATGCTAGAAAGAGATAATTCCTGCGTAAAGTCTAGTACCCAAGACGATATTAATAAGCATATAGATTTTTACGTTAACGATATAGGAGTAGACGTAAAAGGTAATAGGCATCTAGAAACTATCTGGCTAGAACTAAAGAACGTAAAAGGAGATAAGGGCTGGCTAGAGTGCTGCGCAGAATATATAGTATTTGATATTATAGAGCTTAATTCCTTCTGCTTTTTTAAGAGAATAGATCTATACGAGTACGCTAGTCAATTTACAGAAATAGCGAAGGATAAGAAAGATTATAAAAAAAGATATACCAGAAAAGATAGAAAAGATGTATTAATTAAAGTAACTTATAACGATATTAGACACTTACAAAAACAAATAATAGAGTATGAAAAAAATCCAAAACCTTAAAAGCCTTCAGTTTAGCGTAGACTTTGAAATAGTATCTACTAGATTACTAGACTGGAAAAAGAAAAAACCGATACCAGAGTTAGACGAAATGATTACCGCAGTAACGAGCTGGTATTCTTATACGCATGAACTAGAAACTAACGAGTGGTATAGAGAAAGAATTATAGAAGAGTTTCGATCCGATAAGCTAAGAGCAATAGAACGCGCTAGGAAAGCAGAGGAGAAACTGGCTGAGGTAGAAAAAGAATTACAAAAGTATAAGATAGCTTATGGATAGTTTTTTAGCTGGCTATATAGCCTTTAGGATATTAGAATACTTTATAGTAAAAATATATTACTTTATAATAAATGAATAGCTACATGGATAACTTAAAAGGGTTCGTTACTGATTCTACTACGGGTTTAGTATACGAAGCAAAGAAAGACGGAATAGTAGAGAAAGTTAAGAACTTACTAGACTCCAGATCCCAGAAAGGAATAAAAGAATACGGTACTACTCTAGAAGATAATCCAGACGGATTTTATAGATGGGTAAACGAACTCCAGCAGGAACTTTTAGACGCTGCCTTATATTTAGAAAAAATTAAAAATTTAAAATGAAAGAGGCTAAACTTATTAAAATGCAATACGATTTAAAGCTAGTCCAGCAAGCGTTAGTAGTGGCTTTAAGTAGAATAGAAAAGCTAGAAGAAAAAATTTTAAAAGAAAATAACGATAGTTAATAAAATGTTTACTATATTAGCGTATAACTTTAAAACTTATAATTATGAAATTTGAGATTTATTACCAAGAGATGACTAACGAGCAGCTCCTAGAGGATGCTACTAACGAGAGTCTTTTAGATGCTTATAGAAAGAAATGTAAGCAAGTATTATTATCTAGGCTAGAGGCCCAGCAAGAAATTATAGAGCTATGATAACTTTACTCAATAACGAATCGTATTTAAAGGAAGAGATCCTTAGCATGATGTATAGCGACGAATTTTATTACGGCCATTTAGGTAAGCACGCTTTAAGCAGTAGCTCTTTAAAAACCTTACTTAAATCTCCTAAGACTTATAGGAACGTAATTAAGTACGGATCTGGAGATAGTCCAGCTCTTAGACTAGGAAAGCTTTTACATTGGATGGTTTTAGAGCCTCACAAAGTAGACGCTTTAGAAGTGGTAGACGCTACTACTAAGAATACTAAGATATATAAGGAAGCTCTAGAGAAGCATGGAGAAGTTTACCTAAGAAAAGAAATAAGCGAAAGCGAAAGATTAGCAGACGCTCTATTAAGGAATGAAGAGGTATTAAGATTATTAGGAAAGTCTGAGTTCGAAGTGCCAGAGATAGCTATGTTAGAAGGATTGCCTTTTAGAGCTAAAGCAGATATCCTTAGGGACGATATGATCTGCGATATAAAAAGCTCAGCCGACCTTTCTACCTTCCGCTTTTCAGCTTCTAAATACGGATATGATCTACAAGCTTACTTATATTTAAAGATGTTTAACCGTAAGAAATGTACTTTTATAGTAGTAGATAAAGCTTCTACAGATATAGGTATATTTGAAACGAGCGACGAATTTATAGAAGCAGGACGCGCTAAATTTATCCAAGCCGTAGGAATATATAAATACTTTTTTAGAGAAGAGAACGATATAGACCAATACGTTTTGAGAGGAATATTATAACAAATAAACAAATAATTAGAAAACATGAAAAAACCCTTATTTAATTTACATTCGACTACCGATTACAATTTATTTAACTTCTTAGACCATAACAGAGATATAGACCAAAAAAACCTTTCTACTATAGAGAAGTCTATATTAGCTCATGGTTTAAAGACTCCTTTAATGGTTAATAGCGAAGGATTTATTACAGATGGTCAGCATAGATTTATAGTATTACAGAAAAATAATTTACCCGTATGGTATGTAGTAAATAATTATTCTACCAATAAAGATATAGAGGTAATGAATAACGATAGGAAGGATTGGGTAGCAAAGGATAGATTACATAACCAAGCCAAACAAGGTAACTTAGACTGCGCTAGAATTTTAGAGCTTACTGAGGACTGGGAGGACGACTTTCATTTTATGACCGTAGTAGATGCTTATAACGCTACAGGAAAAGGAAGTAATACCGCTATAAAGAATAGACAATATAAAATAAACTTAGAGTTAGGGGATGCTGTTTTAAATAACTGTATAGAACTCTCAGAAGTGCTAGATAACGCTAAGCAGTCTAAATTTGTGCGGGCCATGAAGAAAGTAATGGTAAAAAACGATAACTTTGATCTGGACCATTTAATTAAGAACTGCTATAAGAGAAAGCTAAATATCTATAATAGAGAAGGAGATATAGTAAAAGAAATTGTAGAGGTTTATAATTACTGCAAGAAAAAGGACTTAATTAGTGAATAGGAATATAGTAAATGATTTTTATTATATGGCCTTGCAAGATTTATCTGAAGGGGCTTCTATAGACGATTTAGAAAAAGCGATCGCCTACTACGAAGCCCTAGAAGATTACGAAGCCTGCGAGGGTATTCTTAGAGCAGTCAAAGAAGTAAAAGAAAATACCATTAACGCAATAAAATTAAAGATAGATGAAATTAGAAACGATACTAGAAATAGTAGAAAAGGAAACCGAGACAAAACTAACGACTAAAAACCGAAAAAGAGAAACAGTATACGCTAGAGCTATATACTATAAACTAGCCAGATTAAATACTAGAAACTCTTTAGCAAGAATAGCTAGCCTAGTAGAGAGAGATCATGCTACTGCCCTACATGGTTTAAAAGTATTCGACCAGCAGATAAGCGTTTACGAAGATGCTAGAGAGTACTTAGAGATATATAACAAATTAGTTATATACATAAAGAAAGAAAACAGTCTAAAAGACAGAGAAATAAATCCTGCAGCTTACTACCGTAAGAAATACGCTACTACTTTACTAGCCCTAAGAAAAGAAAGAAAAGAGAAAAGACTTTTAAAAGACCAATTAGTATACCGTGATTAATATATATAACGAGGACTGCTTAGAAGCTATAAAAAAAATAGAAGATAACTACTTTGACTTTTTTAAAATGATATGAAAAGGCATCTTAGAAGGTATTGGAATAAATTCTTAAATTTCATAATACTAAACAGAAGGCAAAAAATACTAATTAAGATGGTGCGAGATGCAGAAAGATTAGGATTATATGATGATAATGGCAAAGAAAAATAGAACAGCATTAAATATAAGTTTAAATGAAAGCTATAGTAGGTAAGAGAGGTACTCGTAATAAGTGGGCAGATATAGAGTGGCAAAAACCGACTTTTCCTCTTATAAAGGACAATATATATAAAGATACTATAGAAGAGTATTGGAAAGATAAGCCCGTACGTTTCGCTTGGATGAATAATTGCGTAGGATGTTTTCATAAAAACCCTCTTCTTATTAGAAAAATGTACGAGAAGCATAAAAGTAAAATAGATTGGTTCTCGAGTAAAGAAAGAATTAAACATAATAAAGACGTTTGGTATAAAGATAAAAACCTAAGTTATAATGAAGTTAAACTTTGGAATCTACAAACAGAATTATTTGACGACGATTTTAACGAATGCGATTCTGGTTACTGTGGAATTTAACAGTTAAGCCTTTTTTTTATTATATAATTAATAATAATGTTTTTTAATTCTAATGGACGGACGTAAAAATAACGGAGGGCATAAAACCGCAGGACGTAAATCTAAGGCAGAAGAGATAGCTTTAGTAGAGAAGTTAGGCCCGTTAGAACCTTTAGCTTTTGAAGCTCTTCAGCAAGGATTAAAGAATAAAGACTTTAAATTCGTACAGTTATTTTATAACTACTACGCAGGAAAACCTAGAGAGACTAAGGACATTAATATCTCCGAAGATGTCCCTCTATTCATGGATTAAGAGATAACCTAAGCTCTTATCTGTACTTATATGCGGATAAAGAAAACCCCAGCGTTTTATAAACTAAGAGAGTTAACCCAAAGAACGAAAGTAGTAAAGGGTGGAACCTCTGCAGGGAAAACTATCTGTATACTAGCTATACTAATTAACGAAGCAATTACTCAAGAAGGAAAAGAAATAAGCGTAGTAGCCGAGTCTATTCCTGCAGTAAGACGGGGAGCATTAAAAGACTTTCTAAATATCCTAAAAGGCCTCAATAGATACAAAGAAAGCCAATTTAACCGCAGTACTTTAAAATATACTTTTACTAACGGAAGCTATATAGAGTTTTTTAGTACGGACCAGCCAGATAAATTAAGAGGAAGCCGTCGTACAGATCTCTTTATCAACGAGTGCAATAATATTAGCTTCTCTGCTTTTTCGGAACTCCAAATAAGAACCTCTGGGAATATCTGGTTAGATTATAACCCTTCGCATGCTTTTTGGGTAGACAAAGAAATAATAGGAGAGCCAGACGTAGATTATATAACTCTTACCTATAAAGATAACGACGCTTTAGCACCTTCTATAGTAAAAGAAATAGAAAAGGCT